CAGGTCGAATCGCCGCACGGCACCGTCATCCCCCTGGCGAACGTGATCTTCCGGCCGGTGAACCGGAAGCCGGGATGGCCGTTCACCTACATGGAGCTCGACCAGTCGTCGGTGTCCATGTTCCAGGCCGGGGCGACCCCGCAGCTGGCGATCTGGGTGACCGGGACGTGGGGGTTCACCGCCGACACCGACGCCGCCGGAACACTGCCCGCATCCATCTCGAGCACGTCCGCGACCACGTTCACCGTCTCCGACGGGTCAGCGATGGGTGTCGGCGACATCATCATCGTCGACTCGGAGCGGATGCTGGTCACCGAGAAAGCCGCGGTCACCACCGGGCAGACGAACCTGTCCGGCGCGACGACCGCGTCCGAATCCGACGTCGCCATCACCGTCACCTCCGGCGCGGCGATCAACCTGGGTGAGGTGCTGCTCCTCGACGCTGAGCGGCTCCTGGTGACCGATGTGACCGGGAACGTGGTGACGGTGGTCCGGCAGTGGGACGGCACCGTCCTGGCGACCCACGCCGGCGGTACGACGCTGAACGCGTACCGGTCGCTGACGGTGGCCCGCGGCCAGTACGGCACCACCGCCGCCACCCACGCCCAGAACGCGCCCGTGTCGCGGCACCGGCCGCCGCACGGCATCCGCGACCTGTGCATTGCCGAATCCGTCAACCAGGTGCTGCAGGAAACGTCCGGCTACTCGCGGAACGTCGGCGAGGCCGACGCGGTCCAGGCATCGCCGGGGGACGCGCTCGCCGAGCTGTGGGACGAAGCCCGGACCACGTACGGCCGCAACGCCCGGTCGAGGGCGGTGTAGATGGCTGACTTCAACGCGGACGCCGTGAACGCCCTCTTCGCCGCCCTCGTCTCGAAGGCGAAGACGATCGGCGCGTTCCGGCAGGTCATCACCCACGAACCGAAAGCCGCACCCGCGAGCCTGCCCGCGCTCGCTGTGTGGTGGTCGGGCATCGCGCCGTTCCCCCCGGGTTCGGGCCTGGTGGCCGTGTCCGGGGTGGTCACGTTCGCTGCCCGGATTTACGAAGCGAAAATGCTGGAGAAGCCTGAGGACAACATCGACAAGCGGCTCCTCGCGCACACCGCGCAGCTGATGAACGTCCTGTCCGGCGCGTTCACCCTCACCGGCAATGCCCGCAACATCGACCTGCAAGGCGCAGCCGGACAGCCGCTCGGCGCGTCATCCGGGTTCATCAACCATGAGAACACGCTGCTCCGCGTCGCCCAGGTCACCATCCCCTGCATCGTTAACGATCTCTGGTCGGAGGTGGCGTAGATGACCGAAGTGCATGAGTACGGGCCGCTGTTCGACGGCCGCGCCGAAGCCGCCCTGGCGGAGTACATGCGGAAGATGCCGGAGAAGATCGCGGAAAAGGGCCGCGACATGGTCCGCGAGCACCTCAACGCCGTCATCAAAGAGAACCGCGGCGTGTACGTGTCCCGGGTCCATGTCCGCAGCGAAGGCACGACGCAGGTCATAGACAACGACATGGTGTATTCGCCGTGGCTGGAAGGCACGTCGCAGCGGAACCATTCGACGCGGTTCAAGGGCTACCGGACGTTCCGGATCATCGGCCAGGAACTCGACCAGCGCGCGGAAACGATGGCTGAGGAAATCCTGCGGCCCTACCTGAATCGGATGCAGTGATGGCGAAGAAAGCAAGCCTCGGCGCGAACGCCTACGTGAGCGGCTACGACGTGTCCGGCGGTGTCAACGCGCTTTCCCGGATCGGCGGCGGCCCGGCGAACATCCCCGACATGACGACCATCAACCAGTCAGCATTCGAGCGTCAGGGCACCTCCCGTACCGGGGAGATGGCGTTCACGTCGATCTTCGACCCCGCCGCGCTGGCCGAGCACGCCGCGCTGTCAACGTTGCCCACGGCCGACGCGATCGTGACGTACTTCGACGGGCCGCTCGGCATCGGCAACGGCGCGATGTCCTGCAACTCCAAGCAGGTCAACTATGACCCCACCGTCGGCCAGGACGACTCGCTGATCTTCTCAGTGGATGCCCTGAGCAACAGCTTCGGGATCGAGATGAACGGGGTCCAGCTGACCGCTGGCAGGCGCGTGGACGGTGCCGCCACCGCCGCCGGCCCGGGCAACAGTTTCGACACCGGCGCCAGCCTCAGCTTCGGCGCCCAGATGTACGTCCACCTGTTCGCGTTCTCCGGCACGTCGGTGACGATCAAGGTGCAGGACTCGGCCGACAACATCACCTTCGCCGACATCGCCGGGACGTCACTCACGACGATCGCGCTGACGTCGGCTCCGCAGGCCGTCCGGGTCGCCGTCCCGAACACCACCACCGTCCGCCGCTACATCGCGGCCGGCACGGTCGGGACGTTCACTAACGCTGACTTCGCCGTCCACTGCATCAAGAACCCCGTCGCCGGGATTGTCTTCTGATGAGCCTCAACCGGATCAAGCCCGCCCTGCCGCCGCAGGCTATGAAGACGTACCAGGTCGTCGCGCCGCGGCCGACGCATTTCCGCCCGGCTACCTGCGAGGAGGTGCGATGCGACGCGTACCTGTCCGGCTGGCAGACCATCGTCCCCGCCGACTCGCCGCAGGCTGATTACATCCGGCACGACAGGACCCGCAGCCACACCGAGGAACGGGAGCCTGGCGGCCTGGCGAAGTTCGTCTTCGGACCCGGGCAGCAGGGTTTCCCGCCAGCGCACGACCACGCCGTCCGGGTTGACCGTCCCGAGGTGTACCTGGTCAGGGACGGCGACTGGCGCGGCAACCCGCGGGGAACCGAGCCCCGGCGGCACGTCCGCGCTGACGACTGGGTGGACGACTTCGCCAACCACCAGGACCGTCTGGCAACAAGGCTCGAAAGGGGCTGACATGGCCAAGCAGACCGGCGCTGGCTGGACCACGCTGAACGTGGGGGATTCCAGCAACGCCTCAACCGACATCCGCAACGATGTCACCAACTTCTCGTTCGGGACGCCGCGCGGGGTGCAGGACGTGACCGGGATCGACAAGTCGGCGATCGAGCGGCTGCTGCTGCTCGCCGACTTCTCGACCACGCTGAACGGCGTCTACAACCCGGCGGTGTCGCACGTCGTGTTCTCTACGGTGCCGTCGACCTCGGTGAACCGCATGTGGGCGATGACGATCGGCGGCAAGAACCTGAACCTGGGAACCGCGGGTGCGGGCACGGGCGCGGTGCTGTTCACCGACTACCAGCTGACCCGGGCGCAGACCGCCGAATTCACCTGGACGGCCCCTGGCGTGCTCGCCAACGGGTCCGTCCCGACGTGGAGCTAAGCCGTGGGATTCACGCCTGAGGAGACGCATTACAAGCTGGTGTTCGAGGACCCGGCGCTCGCCGGGCTGACCGTCGTCGCGGCTGAGGTGTCCGTCGACGAGTTCGCTGAGGTGGTGAATCTTGCCGCCCTCGCCGATCCGGCGAACGCCTCGAGGATGGGTGCCGAGGTCCGGAGGCTGCTGGATATCTTCGCCGGTTCGCTGGTCGAGTGGAACGTCACCGATAAGCGCGGCAACCCGGTCCCGGCGGATCGCCGCGGGGTCGGGAAGCAGGGGTGGCCGCTCATGCAGAAGATCATCGACGCGTGGATGTCGGCGCAGGCTGACGTGCCGCGCCCTTTGCCCGGGAGCTCGAACGGTGGCGGGAGGTCCCTGGAGGCGTCGATTCCGATGGCACCGCTGTCGCCGAGCCGTTCGAGCTGACGAAGGCCCGCATGATCCTCGGGCTGTGCGACCGGTTTAAGTGCCTGCCGTCGCAGGCGAAACGTGAGGGCGCGTCGGTGTTCCGGCTGCTGGCGATCGAGCGGCTGGGGACGCCTGAGCAGGATGAGGGAGGTGAGTACGCGTGAACGTCGTGGAGATCATCGTCAAGGCGAAAGACGCCGGCACGAAGCAGGTCCTGGGCAATATCGGGAAGGATTTCGCCGGGCTGGGCATCGTGGCGGCCGGGGCGATCGGCATCGGCGTCTCCGCCCCCCTCGCGGCGGCC